TTCGAACCCGAAATACTGGCCACGGCCACATGACTCGACGGTAAAGCCGGGTCTAAGCGGATCCTTCTTCTGAATTCGCTGGCTGACCTGCTTCCGTGGCAATCGACATGGTACTTCCTGACAATTGCCATCGATATGAATGCGAGAATACCAGCCATCCGCACCAGTCTGGCAACAGCTGTACTTGCTCGTACAGTTTGCGGAATATCCGAGACTTCGGCAAAGGAACACGATATCTGTCGCCAATTCACGTGAGGCAGTCGTGATCTCAAACCCGCTCCGGTGACAACTCCCATCAGAATCGATTAGTCCTGCCAGCAACTGCAATCGATCAAGTCGAGATGCGGTCAGATAGAGGTGTGGAATGAACTTGTTGTCTGATCGGCATCCCGCCAACCCGAGTTCTGTCAGGATCTCGGTGACGATGTTGTACTTTCCACGTGCTGTAATCATCCGGTACGTGGGGCAACGGTTTCCGTGATCACGAACGATCGTCCGCGATCCTGTTGACTGAACAAAACTGTCCCAGACGGCCGCAATCGGTTCGTCCGCCGTGGTCAGTTCAATGGTGTCGGCAATGTGGCCATCACCAATCAACAGTCCCAGGATGTAGGGCGGCAATGGGAGAACTGCTGAATTGGCGAATTCAATCGGAACACGATAGAGCTTGCGAAGATGTTTCCAGGAGTGCGATTTCGTTAAATAGTCGCGCACAGAGATGTTCGTAATCTCTCCGCCTTTTTGATTACAACTCCAGCGTTTTCCCTCGTTGGTGGACATGAGAGAGAGGACATGGTCACCGTTGACGACGAACGACGCGCCCCGTCGCGGTATGATCCGAAACAGTTCATCTTCACCGCGGCAAAGCCGGCGTACGTGCCGTGGTTGGCTGTTGGGGCCCATCACCCGGTCATCGACACGGATTTCCTCGACAGGTCTGACGGTTCCGTCAAACATCAGGATCGGATGGCCGGCGGCATGGCACCCGGTTGGCAGCACCACGCACGGATTGTCATCCCGTGTTCGCAGGTGTTCATAGACGGAAGCAACTGCTTCCTCCTGATAGGGGCGCAGCGACAGCATCAGCGTGATTCCAGTGAAAGCTCGGGGTCGATGGGAGTTGGTAATTCCGTGACCTGTGTGACGGCCACAACCAGTTGGCCGCCTTCCCGCGGCTCAAGGCGATCGGTAACCAGCGACACGATCTGAAAGTCGTCGTGGTACACACCGGCGTGCTGCAGAGCGTCAAGGACCGGTTTCTGAATGTTGTCCACATCCCGGCGACGACGATCGGGAGGAAAGAACTGGAGATGAACTTTGAGCCAGCCTTCCAGTGGATGGAGCCGTCTCAGTGCCAGGAGCGAGCACACGCTGTCGCGAAATGCTCGCCCCTGGCGACTGATGAGCGTCCGTGCTCCGACCCGCCGCCAGTAGTGATTGACTGACGGCGGGTACGGCAGATCGAACCGCAGTTTCACGACCGCTTCCACGGTGCGACGCTGGCGGCCGCGGCAGTCGCCAGCGGCGGCACCGAAGATTCCTTCTTCGCATAGCCAGCGATCTCGTTGGTGATGTCGCCGGTATCCTGACGCTTGCGACACTTAACCGTGATCATCAGCGGGAGGTTGTGCAGTTCGACCGAATCACCGGGTGCCGTCACTCCAACAGCCCGGCAGATGGCAGACAGTTCCGCACGGGCAATCTGAACGGCCGTCGCGTTCGGATTGTCGAGGTTCAGCCGAGCCCACAGGATCCGGCCTTTGTAGGTTCCCTCCTGAATCTGGAAGGTCAGCTGCAGGTAGTGTCCTGTGCCGGCCTTCGTCGGTTTCTGTTCGGACTCGGTGATCACTGCCAGATATTTTCCTGCAGGGATCGGATCGAACTTGGCTGCGGGTTCCACCTGGTTTGCGTCAAAGCCATTGAGATTGGCCATGGATCAGTTCTCCACATTCGTTTGAGCTGGGTTGGTAAAGGCCGCCATGAAGGCCGGCCACGACAGAGGAAGTTGTTCAGGCAGTGAGAAGCGGTTCTTGGCCACACAGGACGGGCCACCGATCGTGCGGAGCACGCGTTCGCCACCGTCCTTGCCAATGCCAAAGGCGACGCCGCGTTTGCGATTGAATCCGGCGTCTTCGGTTTGCACACGGATTTTGCGAGTCGCAAACATCACGGCGTCCGCCCATTCACACACAAGGCTGCACGCATGCTTGTGCAGTCGTGGTGAATAGCGGTCGTAGGCGGTGGCCTCGGGGTCTTCGAACTTCTCAATGCGGGCATGAGCGATGCACAGCACGACCATGCCGCGTTCCACTCGCAGGCGATTCAGCAGCCCCAGCAGATGACGCCAGTGTGAGAGAGCATGCGTGTAGCCTTTGGCATAACCGCCATCGACCTTTTCAATGCTGGTGACGTTGTACTGTCGGCAGAGATCGTCCCAGATCAGTCGCTCCAGCCAGTCCAGCGAATCGATGACGACGGTTTTAAAATCGTGACCGCCGTCAAACAATGTGCTGATCGCGTCTAAAACGTCAGAGACTTTAGTGGCAACTGGGAAGTGATCGACGGCAAGCGAGCCGAGCCCGTCCTCCGTTTGAATAAAGACGGGCGAGGGCGCGCCAGCGGCGAAGGTTGACTTGCCGATCCCCTCGACGCCGTACACCAGAACTCGAGGCGCGGCAAACGAGGTGTTTTTCTTAATACTCTTTAGATCAAAGACCATTGCTCGGCTCCTCGATAACGATGTACGTCTTGGCTGGCTTAACGGTGATCGCGGGCGCGATCTGGCGCCAGAGGTCGGGGCGGTCGGTGCGGATCGCGCGTAGCAGCGCCTCGTCCGCTTCGACCTTCGTCTTGACGGGCTTTTCCGGCCAGGACGCCGTCAGCGCAAGCAGCTTGTCGATATCGGCCTTGTAGGCGAGCTTGCCCGTAGCTTTAAAGCGGAACCCGTTTGAAAGGGTAGTCGATGCGCTGCCTTCTTCTTTGTGTGGCAGCATCTTCAGTAGGTCGCTTTCAATTTCGAGACGGCGAGCGACGGCCTCAAGCTCTTGTCGTTTTGCAATTAGCCACTCTGCCGCTAGTTTTTCTGCGGTCATTTGAAGTGCCTCGTGGTGGGGTGAGCGCAATATAACAAGACGATGCGAAGATCTCAACACTCTATGCAAAAGGCCCGGTTAAACCGGGCGAATCCACAGCACCGGGGCTGCGGCCTTAACGGCGACGTTTTCAATCGTCGCGGCGCCGGTATACGGCACCAGGTTGTACTTCTCGTCGTCGTAGCCGCGCTTGAGCGTGGCGACAACGTGGCCGTTGCCAGCCAGCTCGACGATGCAAAGGCGGTCAATAAACGCGTCGGCGCGAGTATCAAAAGCGCCAGAGAACAGCACCCAGCCGTCACTCGCCAGCTCAGCCGCGCGGATTTGCACCACAAGGCCTGCGCCTGGGACATCCCGCGGCCCGATCACGCGCCGGGCGTTTTTGCCAGTGATTGTGTGCAGTCCGCCGCGAGCATCAACCCACGCCTTAACGGGGAAGCTGCGCGCGTCGTCTTCAATCGGGATACCAGCCTGTGCTAACACCTCAGTAACAGGGATCGTCAGCAAACCGGATATTCGGTTCGCCTCGTCAGCGGTCATCGTCCGTTTGCCGCGCAGCATTAAGCTTACGGCGCTCGGGTCTAGTTCAAGCAACTTCGCAAGCCGACGCATCGACATATCACGCTCGGCGAGCCGCTCGCGAAACCATCGTGTGTTGACCTTCTGAGCAGTCATGTTTGTCTCGTTTCCCTAGTAGGTTTGTGTAGTGTTGACAATTCCACATCAGTATTGCACCTTCCGCACGCCCTCGCAACCACCACGAGAAAACAAGATCCATGTCGCAACTATCCCCGGCCAAAGAAGTCGTCGCTAAATTAGGCGGTGTGCGCGCTACCGCACGCATGCTGCAACTGAATCCGAGTGCTGTCTCGCGTTGGATGATGCCGCCCGAAAAGCGCGGAACGGGCGGATTAGTTCCGCAGCGGCATTGGCCTGCAATACTTGAGCACGCTAAAAAAGAGCGCTTAAAGCTGCGCCTGGCCGACTTAGTCAACCTGCCGAAGTAATTTCCGCGGGGGGCGGGCATGGTCACTAACTCCGAATTCTTAGAAGCCGTCTACGGCTCTCTCGGCGCCGGCACGCATGGCTGGATTGCATGCTTTCGAGGCGACCCAAATGCGGTTACAGCCGACGCGTGGGCAGGGCAGCCGTGGCTGTCGACGACCAACCAGCGGTTACTCATCGACAAGCGAGTCGAGGACAACAACTACTACTCTGTTGCTAGGCTCTCGATGGGCGAGGGCAAACCGCGTCGAACGAAAAGCAACTTCAATTCTTTGGCGGTGCTGGTCGCGGACGACGCGAACAAGTTTGAGCTGAACGGCTCGCCGAGCTTCATTATTGAGACCTCGCCAGGTAAGCATCAGATCGGCGCGATCCTCGACGAGAGTGACCCCGACACGCGTGACGCAAAGCTGATCGACGCCGTCATGCAGGCGATGGCCGATGCCGAGCTAATCAACGCCGACGCGTCGGGCAACAACGCCGTGCGGTACTGTCGCGTGCCGGTGGGCACCAACGGCAAGGGCGGCCGCAACGTGCCGGTACAGCTTGAGGAGTGGAACCCCGGCAACAAGTACACGCTCGAGGACGCGGTTGCGCTCTTCGGGCTTGACCTTGACGCGATCCGCGAGCGAGCGTCGCGTGTAACGCAACGCGTTACATCTGACGCGCCCTCCGATGCGGAGAATGCCGAGCTGATGCGCCGCATTTTAAGCGGCGAGTCGTATCACGACCCGCTGATGAAGCTCTCGGCGAAGATGGTCGCGTCTGGCGCTGCGGGCGGTGCCGTCGTCAATATGCTGCGCGGCATTATGGATGCGGCGCGACCAGGCTCACCGAGTGAGCTCGAGCGCTGGCAGGCGCGGTACAACGAGATCCCGCGCATGGTGCAAGGCGCTGAGCGGTTTCGGCCAGAGCAGTTGCCTGCGGTAACAATCAACCTGGGCGGCGCCAAGGAGGCGCCAGCGGCGCCGGCAGAGCTCGCCCCGATGGATTGGTCGGCGCTCTCCGGCACGGCGCCAGAGCCCGCGGTATTCCGCTGGCGCGGCTGGCTCCCGGCTCGCACGACGACGCTGCTGTCAGCGAACGGCGGCGTCGGCAAGTCGAACCTGTCGCTGCAGCTCGCGGCCAGTCTCGCAATCGGCGGGCGCTTCCTCAACGAGGAGCTCGAGCCTGCTCGCGTGCTTGTCATTAGCGCCGAGGACGAAGCTCGCACGGTGCATTTCCGCCTATCCAACATCTGCGCCGATCTTGGCGTCTCGCTCAGCAATCTTGACGGGCGCCTGGTTGCGTACGATCTGACGCAGGTCGATTGCGTAATGTGGCGCGAGGGCGGCCCGACGGCGCGCATGCAGTGGCTCGCGGATGTCGTCGAGCAGCACCAGGCGGATGTTGTCATCGTCGATAACGTCTCGGACGTGTTCAACGCCAACGAGAACGACCGCGCCGAGGTGCGCGGCTTCATGCGATCTTTTAATGCAATCGCGCAGCACTCAGGCGCCGCGGTGCTTCTGCTCGCGCACGTCGACAAGGCGAGCGTGCGCATGGGCGCAGGCAACGACACGAACAGTACGTTCTCAGGCTCGACAGCCTGGAACAACTCAGCGCGCAGTCGCTGGGCGATGACGCGAGAGGGCGAGGCGATCACGCTGCGTCACGAGAAGTGCAACCTTGGCGCGCTACAGGAGGAGATTCGCCTCGAGTTCGACCCGACCGCAAAAGTGTTCCGGTGCTTTGGTCAGGTTCCCGGCGCTCAAGCTGCGCGGCAACTGTTGCGAAATTCGCAGCGCGATGCGGTTTTGAAGCTAGTCGCGTCTGCGATTCGCGCCAATCAGCGCTTGAGCTTGTCGCCGCAATCAAACAACAACGCGTATACGGTCGTGCGTGGCTCGAGCAACTTCCCTAAGACATTGAAGCGTGCAGACTTCTTCTCGATGCTGCACGACTTTATTCGCGAGGGGTTACTTGAGGAAGTCGAGTATCAGGTCGGGCGCAGCAGTAAGACGGCGCGTGCGCTGGGGCTGACGGCGGCGGGCGTCGAGGCGAGCTTGCCGAGCTGGGAGAGGTGAGGCTTAGGCCTCACCCCTCGCCCGAATCGCGGCGGCGCAGTCTTGAGCCGCTTCTGCGTAAGTCATATATGGAGGTGTGGTCTGGAATAGTTCTTCGCACACCTTCGCGCAAGACTCTCGCTCCTTTTCTGCAGCCCACTCAGTAACAAGCGCAACGAAACGCTCAATAGCGTCTGGCGAGTTTGTGTCATGCACCTTCAATCCAGACTCTCGCATCATTCGGATTATGTCTTCGTGCATCATGTCTCACCCCTAGCCCGAATCGCGTTGGCTACACCGCTTGGGCAGGTGTCACAGGTCGGCTCGTAGGCTTCTGCTATTTCCGCACACTTCCATCTTTCACGTTCAGCAACCTGCCACTCCAACTCTTTCAACAAGTCTTCAGTCGTATCGCCGTGGCCTGTGACGTAACTTTTACTACGCATCCATGCGGCAACTTTCTCCCGCTCGGCGGCGGCAACGAAAGTATAAAAGCGTTCAATGCTTTCCCGCCCGTAAGCCAAGCCGATTCCGCACTCACGCGCCACTTTAACCATGTCATCTTGGGTCATACCTCTCCCCTCGCCCGAATCGCGGCGGCGCAATCTTGAGCCGCTTCTGCGTAGGTCGTATATGAAGGGGTGGTCTGGAATAGTTCTTCGCACACCTTCGCACACGCCTCCCGCTCTTCAGCAGCGACCATCTCGGCAAACTTCTCAAGAAACACATCAGTCACATAAAAGTGATCAACAGGTACGACATTCGCCATTCGCGCTAATCGCATGAAGTTGTCGCGTCGTTTTTCTTGGTCGCGGGTCATGGTTCCATCTCCAGGTGCTTAGTCTTTTCGCGCTCCTCAGCGAGCTGCATCCTGAGATGCGCGATCTCGCATAAGTAGTCGAGGATTCTGTTTCGCAGATCGCGGATCTCTGCGCGGTACTCGGCGCTCGTGTGCGAGCGTGCGTCCCACTCGCGTACCCACGAGCCGGGTTCTGATTGATCGTCGATCATTCTCGCTCCTCCGCGCTGTGCCACTCGCGCGCGCGCTTCAAGAACGTCGGCCACTCGAGCTTGTCGACAAATGAGCGGTCGTCAATCAGCACCTGGTTGGTCGGCTGCGCGGTGTAGCGGCCGTTCTCTAGCTGTAGGAAATAGAATTCTTTGGACTGCGCCGGCGAGGCGCTGAACGGATCGCCCGTCGGTACGAGCGTGAAGAGGTAGTGCCCGTCGTGCTCGTCGCCGCTCTGCAGCTTGGTGCGGGCGTTCATCGCCTGCAGGAATGGGTACTCGATCATCGAGAACTGCCACCCGTACGCGTCCCACGTCTGTGCGTCGCCGGGCGCCCAAGGCGGTGCGTCTTTCGCCGCAGAGATCGTATGCAGCGGTACGTTACGGTAGACGGCGCCGTTCTCGAGTAGGACGTGGCAGCCAAAAGCGCGGCCAGGGTAGGAGGTGATGCCAAACCAGACGCCGCGCATCCAGTCGTGCTTGCCAATCGCGTCGGGTTCGATCCAGATGTACTGGTGAGTGGGCAGTGCGCCCGCGTGGGTGTAGAGCATGTAGTAGCCACCTCGCACCGCGGGGGTGGCGCTCCGCTAGGGTTACTCGGTGCGTGAGTTGGGCCGTGCGAGGTATTGCTAGCTGCACTGGGAGATAATCAGTGCTTCACGGCCTTCAGTTGTTCGAGTTCGCGCTCGAGGCGTCGCACCTCTGCGCGTAGCTGCATCTCGCGAGCGACGGCCTCGCAGAGCTGGCGCAGGAGGCCGCGCATTGCAGCGCGCGCGTCAGAGTTCATGCGAGACCTTCTCGAGCGAGGCTGAGATCGCCTCGACGGCGTAGCCCATGCCGAGCAGGAAGTGCGCAAAGGCTTCGACAGCCTCGTCGGTCGTGGTGTGCTCGTCCAAGCGCTTCGAGATCGAGTAGTGGTCGGTGTGTCCGGTCAGGACGATGAACTCAGTCATGCTTGTAGCCCCATTTGACGGGTGGTTGTTTTGGATCGAGTACCCACTTGTCGCCAAGCTCGCGCAGTGCCTGGCGGCGCTTGGCCTGCAGGCGTGCGAGGCGCTCGCGGTCAGGCTCGTAGCGGCCGCCCGTGCGAGGCGTGGTGTCGCGCCAGAACACGTCGTAAAAGAACCACGCAAAGAACGTCGATGTGCTGACCGCGGAGGCGGCGACGGCGACGACGTAGAACGATTCCCAGAAGTCCATATGTTGTCCCTCAGTAATGGCACTTGAGCTCGGCCACCATCGACTCGAGCGTCTTAATGCGCGTCTCGAGCAGCTCGATGACGCGTTGTTGGTTGTCGATCAGTCGCGACTGCACGACGGCGAGCGTGTCTGCGCGCTCGACCGCCTCGCGCAGGGCTGCGACCTTGGCCGGTGTTGGTGTGTTGATGTGTTCGGACATACGTGTACCGAATATCGCATCAGTCGGTGTAAAACGAAACCAGCGCAGTGCTGCCGTTGAACCGCTCGACGTAAGTGCCGAAGCTGTCGTGGTCTCGGCGGGTGCTCTTGATGTACTCGACGAGCTCGCGGTCGGTCACGTCGGGCTGTACGGACAACGTGTATACGTTGCGGCCGTAGCGGCTCTCGCGGCTGACGTATTCGATGCGGCTAGGCGTGCAAGTCTCGACTGACATGTGCCGAGCTTAGTGCGGTATCGAACACAACGCCATGCGAATATCGCAACACGTCCACTATGCGGATGAGGGGCTCCCGAAGGAGCCCCGGTGGTAGTCACGGGTCGCCGGTAAGAAGCTGATCCATGCGGTCGCACGCTGCGTCCAGCGCCCGCATCAGCTCGTCGTCAGGTAGCTCCGAAATGGCTTTTCCACCGTGCCCGGCCGCAAGCAGCTCGAGCAATACAAACGCCGAGCTGTCGGCGTCGAAGTGTGTTCGTTCGGTAATTGCGGCCAAGTTCATCATAGGATCGATGGTCACATTAGCACCCAAATATTTGGTGTTGTTTTGATGAATATATTTGTGTGATATCGCACAAGTCAATGAGATTTGCGCAACGTATATTTGAATGTGCGCCAGATCACGTAGG